AGACCTCAGACCAAACCCAGTCCGCATAGGGTTGCGGCGGGCGAGGGGCAACGGCTGAGGCTGTCACGTCAATGCGCCCGCGCTGCGCTGTCTCCACATACGCAGACACCTCTAGCGGGTCATCTGGACGCCAATGCGCGCGCCCGGACCAGATCACACGCCAAGACGGGTTATGAATGCCGCCCTGCGCCGCCACATGGACCAATTCCGCGCCGAGCGGCGGGTATGTAACGTCCAGCAACGTCGCACCGTCAGAGACGATCTTAGCGCCCATCTTGAGGCTGCGCATGGTCATCGGCTGACCACGCAGGCACAGGCTTGCGGTTAGCACCCCTCCGTTCGGAGTGACGCGGGAAAGGTCGATTGCCAAGGGCTGCGCCGCTACCGGGTCAAATCGGAACATCAGACGCCACCCCGCGCTTCGTATTCTGCCTCGGAAACCTGATAGGCGATGATCAGCACCGGAGGGCCACCGTCGCCGCCATCGGGGTTCTGCGACCGCCCTGCACCGCCGCCACCACCGCCGCGCTGACCGTCCTGCGCCGCGTCAAAGCGCGCGCCACCATCGCCGCCACTGTCGCCGCCACCTGCGGACGGAGTGTCGATATTGGCAAGCCCACCGCCACCGCCGCCGCCGTAGTCAACGGACGTGCCGTCTCCGATAGCGCTGGTCATAGCGCCACCGCCTGCCGCACCGCTTCCTGCCGATCCAACGCCGCCACCACCGCCGCCGGTTCCTGCATCCGAGCTATCTGCGCCCGCGTGACCAGCCCCCGGCCCTGACACCGCCGCCGCGCCTGACTCCTGGCCAACTTCGCCCGAGCCGCCGCCACCAGAGCCGCCCGTTTGCGCCGCCTGAGTCCGCGACGCCCCAGCCCCACCGCCCGCAAAAGTGAACCCGGCAAAAACCAGATCACCGCCGGACGTTGGTGGCACGGTAGATCCTACACCACCTGTGCCCGGAGCCCCCATCGTCGGGGTATAGTCGCCAGCCGTCAGCGTCAGCGCAGACAGCGTATTGCCCGCCTCGCCCGTGACGTATTTGCCGCCACGCCCCGCGCCGCCGCCGCCTGCGGACAGGTTGAAACGCGCGCCGCCACCGCCACCGCCCGCCGCTTGCGCAAGCCAGTCGCAAGTGAGGCTTGCCGCGTTGACGGTGAACGTGTCGCCGGACACAAAGCTATGCGCGACGTATGGAGTGCCACCCCGCCGATACGTGGTGATCGCCCCACCCGTGGCGCTGAACGCCGCGCCGCCGCCCGAAGGCTTACGGATAACCGTAGCTAAGATCGAAAACGGAAATCCCGTTCGCGTGGACGTGATCTGCCGAGTTCGAATACGCATTAGCTGCTAACCTGAATCCAACGGATTTTTTCACCGTTCACATCTGCGTCAAACCAAAGGTCATCAAGCGAATTAGCCTCAATGACAATGGATTCACCTGAATTGAGCGGGAAGCCATTGGTCGCAGACACATCGCCAGAGCCATCGTTACCAACATAAACAGTGTCGGTGTTATCGGCATCGGCTTTGATATAGAAAGCCACCAGCTTGTCGTTACCCGCTTTGGGGTAAGACGGACCTTGGACAGCCGTTCCAGCGGTAGTTACCGTGATCGCGCCACTACGAGCCTTAGCCATCACCCATCTCCTTACGATGTGCGCGAATAGCCTCGCGCTGTTCTTTTTTGGACACCTTGTAAGGTGCTCCGATCTCATCGGCAATGCGCCGCAATTCCTTCATGTCGTCAATACCATCAAGACTATCGGCATCCGACACTTCGGCGTCGTAGTAATCAAAGGACTCAATGTGGATTGAATCCTCTTTATGCGTCAACTTACCCGCTTCAAACATCTGCATGACACGGCGCTGAGAAATGGAGAGTTTCCGCCAGTCAAAAAGATCGTCGGGTTTGAATTTTCGACCAGATGCCGTGAAATATTTACGCGCAAAAGTCGGATGCGCCGGGTCAAATTTACGTTCAATGAGACGGGCCATTGGTTTCTCCGTTAACACTTGAAGTCATTATACAAAAGAAAAGGGCGGCTTTCTAGCCGCCCTAATCCTAGTTGTGTTTCGCTACTTACGCAACGATGGAGCCGAAGTAGTAGCCAAGATCGCTCGCAACAACCTTCTGGTCATAAGACATGGTGCCTTCAACCACAATCGAGCCGCGCTCATCATCGTCACGACGCTTAGTTGCCATACCGATAGCATTGGTCTGACCAAGATATCCAGACCAACTAAAGGTATATCCTGCGCTCGGTGTCATTAGCGACGGGGAGGGGGCCACATAGCAGAGCAAAGCACTCTTACCTGCGATGAACGAATACGAGCCAGTTGCACCTTCCGCAGCGGTATTCTGAGTGCCATCAGCAACCATAATACGCTCAACGCCGAACAGGGCTGCGAGGGTCTTTTCGTTTACGCGCGCAGGATTGTCGGAGGTGGAGTTAGCATACTTCACGCGATCCACAATATCTGCGTGATCTTCCAGCGCAGACATCACACGACGCTGAAGAATCAAAGTGTTCGGCCTCTTGCCGGTCGTCTCAAGAATCGTATCCTTGGCTTCGCGGATATCCCGAATAGGGTCACTGGAAGTTTGATCAGACCACTGGATCGTCTCACCCGATGCGGGCGAAGAAGCAACGCCAGTTTCTTCATTGTCCCAAACACCGGAGGTGAAGAAGGTATTGACCCAATTCTTCTCGCGGTCAATCAGAAGGTCTTCCATGACCAATTGCGCTGCGATGCGATCAGGATCAACAGCCGCGTCTGCGTTGCTGTAAACCTGATACGGGGTCGGAATGGCGATGGAGTATTCTTCGCAGAAATAAGTCGGTGTATTATCCAGACCATAACCACGACGTGCAGCGGCGGTGCCAGGTGCGCGTTTCAGGCTGTCCGAACGCATCGTATCCGACTTGTTCAGGATGAAGTAACGATCCGATTGTTTTGCAACCGGGACGTTCGGGAACACGCGACCAGCAACAAAATTATCTGCTGTCTGGAAGTATGCTACCGAAATATTGGTGAGAGCGCTATCAACGTGAACCGCGCCTACAGTTGGTTGTGCCATTACTTAGGTTCCTTTCTTACGCGGTGCCGCGCGGGTTAAAGATAATGCGGATGATATCTCCGTCTGCACCGCCATCAATCGCAGTTCCGAGGATCACATCTCCGGTAGCCGCTGTAACGGCTTCACCTGCGGCATCAGACGCAACATCCGCGCCTCCAGCAACAGTGCCACCAGCGACGACCTTAGTCTGACCCATGATAGCGACTTCAGATGCGCGACCTGCGGTATCAGGATCGTTCTGAAGAACACCAACCGCGAAAGCGCCATCTCCCGTGGGGTCAATTTGACCATCAGACGAGAGAGATACAAACCGAAACTGCTTTGCGCTGAGGTCTTGACCAGCCTCAAGCGTAACACAGAACTGCTCTTGGTTAGTAGCCATTGGACAAGTCCTCCTTAATTGGCTTCAGAGCGGGCTTGGTTCATGAGATCACGACCCTCGCCCGATTTGGTGATTTCAGCAAAACCGACTTCAAAAGGAACGTTGTTCTCTTTAGCGTAGTCGTTTGCCATTTTGTTCAGACGGAACGTAGCGGACGCTTCGTCTTTCAGCGGATTGGAGCCGATCTCTTCCATCTGCTTCTTCAGAGCAGCGTCAGCCGCCTTCAGGGCTTTCAGAACATCCTCGTCACCTTCAACGGCAGCGAGCAGCTTGCCCTTGGCGACATCGGAACCTGCTAGATGCGGAAGCTCAGAAGCACCGCGCTTGGCGAGGCTAACTTCTTCTTGCTCTGCCTTGGCTTTCGCCAGTTCGGCTTCCTTGGCTTCAAGGGCCTTGAGGATGACAGCGGGGACCGCCGACTTCTCAAGACGCTCACCTTCGACCTCAATATATTCGGGGTCAGCGCGCTTGGTCAGCTTGCCCTGCTCGTCAATATCGAAACCAGCCTCATCGGCGTTCTTTTTCAGATCGGCCAGTTCGGCCTCTGCACCTTCGGCTCGCTTGGTCAGGTCATTAACCTGGCCCTCCAGAGCCTCCAGCTTTTCTGCGAGTTCTTGAGGGTCCATGTCACGACCTCCTTTCTCTGTTTTCTCGCCCATACACATTTTCATGGCATCCTCTTCCGAGTAGCCCTTGTCCATGTATTCTTTCATCTTAGCCTTTTGGGCATCAGACATATCTTCGTCCTTCATGGGTTCTCCCCGCTTAATCAATGTGATTTTGGCGTTCGGATCAGCAGGAACATCGACACCCGAAATCTCCGAGAGCGTGATGTTTTTCAACTTACGCGGCATCGTATTCCTCCACGTCACCTGCTTTCCCGCCAATACTGAAACCAGTGTAATCGCCCGACTTGTAGGCTTTCATGAGTTCCGGCGTATTGGGTTTCATTGCTACAAGCCAGCCTTCACGGTCGGAGTAGATATCAAAAGCCTTCATGATGTCGTTTGTAAGCGGGAAAGAGTGAACGAATTGCCCAACGTTCTCGCCTTTGTGCATCACTTTCGCATTACGGGAATTTAGCATGAAGTCGGTTGCCATTTTCTCCATCTCAATCGGCTCAATGGAGTCACCCTGTGTATCGACAAGCAACTTACCGTCCTCAGTGGACACATAGGCCCAGCCGTAGACAAGCCCTTGCTCGTCATCGACTTTAAGGACGGTCGCTTCCTCTTGGGATTTATTTACAGGCACCTGTTGCATAATGGTGCCAATTATCGCGGAAATCGCTCTTTCAAGCAACCCCTCTTTAGGTAATTCAGAATCATCGGACGCTTCTTGGTCCAGATTAGCCATTCGGCGGATTTGATTGAGGTATTGTTCGTGTGTTTCACCGGGCATATAGACCGCGTTACCATCGCGTTCATGCACATGAATCGCACCTTCAAGTCCAAGGTCCATGCTACGAACAACCGCTTCGGATTG